TTTTATACAAAATCTATGCAATAAATTAACCATGGATAAAAAGGATTTATTTTCATATTTCCTTTATTTAAAAAAACTATATATATATGATGATGAAATATATGATGTTTTATCTAATAGCAATTATGAAATTACAAAATTAGAAATGGCTAGACTGTATAGGTTTTTAAATAAATTTTATGAGAGATAAATAAATTTATTAAAGTGAATAAATAAATTTATTAAAGTGAATAAATTTATTAAAGTTAAAAATTTATTTACCATGTTTTGCTGCGAATTTTTTAAATCCTTCAGCATTTCTTTCGCCGTTGTAATTGTCAACTACTTTTCCACCCGATACCATCAATAATGATGGGAATCCCGTGACCCCATATTTTTTTGCTTCTTTCTTATTAGCAGAAGCTTCTAAAGTTTTTGTTTTGCAAGATGGTTTAGAATCAACAAATTTTTTCCATTCAGGCTCCATCTTTACACAATGAGGGCAACCATTCATTTTAAAGAAGACAAATGTCTTATCTGATTTAATTCCCATACCTTCTAAATAACTGTTACTTCCACCAATCCATCTCATTCTTTTTAATAGACGATAAAGAACATAAACACCTAATAAAATAAGAACAACTTTTAAGTTTTTATTTTGTTTCTTGAATTTTTTCATCATTTTTCCTAATCCGTTTGATTTTTTGGCCATGTTATAATATAAAATAATATAATTTATTTTTCAAAAATATGATTTAAAACTTTGTGTTAAAACTTTGTGTTAAAACTTTGAGTTAAAACTTTGAGTTAAAACTTTGAGTTAAAACTTTGAGTTAAAACTTTATATTATTAAATAGTAGCATAGAATTTTAATAATTCTTTATTTTTAATAAAAAAAGATGGTTTTAAATTTGTAGGACGTACATAATTGGGATTTGGATTTATTAATAATTTTCTTTTATCAAATGTATTATATTGATGAGCAAAAACTAATATACTTTTTCTTGGATCTAATTGCAATAAAGGTACAGTATAATTTTTTAGAAATTTCTTTTCTTCTGCCATTTCTGCATTATCATCATAACATGTCTGTCTTAATAATTCTCTTTTAAAAGCAAATGTACCTGCAGTGGCATGTTGTAAACCATATGGGCCAAATTGATAAATTTTATCTAGATCATTAAAATAAATAAATACAACACTACTACCTACAGCCAATGCTCTTGGATTACCTCTTAAACGATTAACAGCATGATTGACTCTTTCGGGTGGATAATAATCATCATCATCCATATAAACAAGTATTTCACCTTTACTTTTTTCATGCATAAGATTTCTTTTTCTTCCCAATTTTATTTTTTCTTCATATCTAAAGTATTTCACACATTCAACATCTTTAAATAAATCTTCAACAGAATCTTCACCATCATCAATGATAATCCATTCCATAAGTTCTTTTGGATATGTTTGGGCTTTAAAGCATCTAATTAAATTTGGTATAAAAATTCTTCTATTATATGTTGGTGTACAAACACTAACGAAAGGTTTGCCATTGGCTGAAACCTTTTTTTCTTTTTTTCTTTTTTTACCCATATATAATTTATTTATTATGATATATTTAAATAAATTATAAACAAGATTATTAATTATAAAATAAATATTAAGTTGTTTCAGATTTTTCTTTTTGTTTTGCCATAGCTATATTTTTATCATTTTGTTTTTTTTCTTCAGCCGCAACATTATCTGCTTTTTCCGCATTAAATTTTTTTCTCATTTTAGCACCCACGGCTTTCTTTTTCTGGCGAAATTTAAAACCCAAAGATCCATCATCAAAGTTTTCGTCATAATTAGGATTTAAGCATGGTTTTTCACCCGTCTTTTTCATATCATCTGGGTGTGTTTTTGGAGCTTCACATTTGCCACAATTTCTTGGTTTGGGTACATCTTTACTTAATCCACTGAAATATTTCTTTTGTTGTAAAAGTAAGATAATCATTAAAGCACCACCAGTTGTACCTATAATCATTTCTTGATTTTCTCTTTTAATAAAACTTAATATACCACTTTCTTGATTTACGCCTAGATTTTCTGCTTCGGTACCATATAAATATCGTTTAAAGTTATTTAACCAAAGAGTACCAGCTAAAATAGCTAAAATAAATTTATAATCCCAAATAATATTAGCCCATGTTTTAATAATGGTTTTTAATCCATCTGCTTCTGTTTCTTGTGCTCCAGTCATCATATAGAAAAACCATAACATATGGAGAACAAATATTACACAACAAAATATTGGTGATGTTAACATATATAAGAAAAACCATCCAATTATTTTTAAGATTTTGAAACCTTTTGATCCATCAGGATTTCTAATGTCATCTGTTTTATTAACATGGAATGCCATGGATTTAAATGGCATAAATATACCTTGCATCAAAAATATACCCACAGAAACAATGGGCAAAACCAAAAATAAAAGAAATGGTATACAGAAAAATACAACAATTAAATCTTTCAACCATAAATTTTTATTTATTTTATTAATTTCACTTAAACTACCCCAATGTTTTTCTTTATAGAATATTTTTTTGACCATTGAAAAAATTTTATAATAAATATATGTTGCTTTTTGAAGTGTTAAAAAAAATGGTAACATTAATAAATACATAAAATCAAGATATCCAGTTCCACCACACGTTTTTCCGGATTTTTTTTCACCTCCTTTTTCGCCATCACCCCCTTTCTGAGCAGCCGTAGCCCCTTTATTTCCTCCTCCAGTTCTATTTGGTTTAGGTGGATATAAATATTCCGCTAACCAAGGCCAAAAAATTTTACCATATGTATTCCTCATAGTTAATTTATAAGCACTTTCATGTGCTGATCCACATTCAATGCCCGATTGAAATAAATATTTACTTAATTTGATACTACCACAATGAATATATTTGCCAATTCTTTTATCACGAGCATTTGATGCTTCTAATGGCGTACCTTTTATTTTAAATAATAATGCAGCGAAAAAATAGATCATTAATGCGATAGCTAAACTACCCACTAATGGTTTTTTTAGAAAAATGTCAATTGTCTTTATTTCATCTATTCTTCCGACACCTTCTACATTTCTGCATTTTCCAGGTTCGCATTCTTCTTCTTTTTTTTCTTCTTCAGACATATTGATATATATAAATTATATTACATAAAAATATTATTTAAAAATACATTATAATGCTAAACATAAATGAAAATAAACAATACACCTTTTTTGGATTTTGCTAATGTATTAATTAGACCTCAACGAACAACAATTTCTTCTAGATCCGAAGTTTGTTTAGAAAGAGAATTTCATTTTAAAAATAGCAATTCTAATTGGAAAGGTGTACCAATAATGGCAGCTAATATGGATACAACAGGAACATTTAACGTGTCTAATGTTTTAAGTAAACATAATATTCTTACATGTTTAAATAAATTTTATAGTTTTAAAGATTATCAAAATCATTTGAATCATAAGAAAGAAATTATAAAGAATGATACAGAATACAATAGTTATATTAATAATATTGTTGTATCTATTGGTATTAGTGATCATGAATTAGAAAAACTTGAAAATATTTTAAGTTTTTTTCCAGAAATTAAATGGATTTGTATTGATGTTGCAAATGGTTATATGAAAAAATTAGTTGATTTTTGCAAAATTGTTAGAAGTAAGTTTCCAAACAAAATTATTATTGCTGGTAATGTAGCCACAGGTGAAATGACGCAAGAATTAATCATTAATGGTGGTGTGGATATTGTGAAAGTTGGTATTGGACCGGGTAGTGCATGTTTAACGCGTATGAAAACAGGTGTTGGAATCCCACAGTTAAGTGCAATTATTAATTGTGCTGATGCTGCTCATGGATGTGGTGGCCATATAATTGGTGATGGTGGTATAACAAATCCGGGTGATATGGCGAAGGCATTTGGCGGAGGAGCAGATTTTGTTATGTGCGGTGGCGTTTTTTCAGGTCATGATGAAAATCCGGGTGAATTAATTGTAGAAAAGGATATTAATAATAATGAGAAAAAATTTAAATTATTTTATGGTATGAGTAGTGAATTTGCAATGAAAAAACATTATGGTGAAATGGCTAAATATCGTTCTTCTGAAGGAAGAGTTGTAAAAGTACCTTATCGTGGTAGTTTAGAACATACAGTATTGGATTATTTAGGCGGATTAAGATCTACTTGCGCCTACATTAATGCATATAAAATAAAACATTTATCAAAATGTTGTACATTCATTATGGTATCACAACAATTAAATCAAGTATTTGTTAAATAAATATGTTATATAATATTATATGTCAGAAAAAGGTAAAAATGTGTTAGCAATATTGTTATTGATTGTTATTTTTTTTGTAGTATATAATATGTATGTTGATTTTAAAGATATGTTTAATACAAAAGATTTGGGTGATGGTATATTGAATAAAATTTTTAAAAATAATATAATTATATAATATTATGGATTTAGTGATGATAAGTATGAAAATACTATTTTATTTTATAATATTATTTGTTTTTGTATTTATTTTGGGTAATTTATATTTAGATATTCAACATAGGATGAATGAGAAAAATAATGTGAAAGAAATAAAAAAAACAAAACGCAAAAGTGAAGAAAATAAAAAGAAATGGTGGGGATATCTGAAATCAAGTAATTGGTGGTCAAAATATAAAAAGAAGAATATTATTCAAAATAAAAAAATAGAAGGTTTTGTAAATGTACAAAAACAAACATTTATTAATACAACAACAAATGAAAAAAATGCCAATAAATTTAAGAAAATTATTTTACCTAATGTTGAAAATTATGATTTAGAAATAGCTATACCTGAGGGACAAAAGATTTATAGTACTGTGCAAGGAAATTGGGGATTCAATGCCGATGAACATGGTGTTGGATTTAGTACAGGAGTATATAGAGATGGTCACTCAGCAGATGGGTGTATTTTAAAAGGAAGAAGTGAAAAAAGATATAAATTTATGTTAGAAAGGGGTCCAATAGTAATAAAATATGAAATAAGAAAAAATAATAATGAATATCAAGATATAAAGATTTTTGTAAATAATAAGGAGAAGCTGTTTATAGAAAATGAAGGTGTTTCAAGTGGTGAATTAAAATATATAGGAACGAATGAAACATATTTAAATAAAGAAGTTGACACAAATGCAGAAGGCAGGAGACCATTAGATTATTTAAAATTTATACCTATTTCTAATGAAATATAATAATGAAATTAAATAATGAAATATAAATAATTATGATAATTAAAAATATATGTATAAAATATATATACCGATGAATATATATTTTTTGTTATTTTTAGCATTTATGATAAGTGCTTATTTTATATTAAATAAAATGAAATATAAGGAAAATATGGCAGTAATATCAAATCCAATTCCAATTTCTAAACAGGTAAATCCAGGTTATGCTAGACTTGGAAAAAAATCATGCAATAATAAAGCTTCCGATTTAGACAAGTCACCTCCAGATAATTATGGTGGATGGACAAATCAAGTCTTTAAAGTAGGTTCTAAAGATCCATCTTTTATAGGATGTTATAAGGATAATAGTTCACGTACTATGAGGTGGGCAGGTGCTAAGGGTTATGGTCCTAGAGGTGTGGGTGTACGCCGTGGGCGGACAGCAAAACTTAGTACCGTTAAAGATGAAGTAAACAAGTGTTATAATTTATGTAAAAACGGCGATCCAAATACTACACACGTCGCACTTCAATTGTATGGGGAATGTTTTTGTCAAAATAGTGCAAAATATTCATTGAAGGTAAAGAAAGGAATGACTGATTTTCAACAATCCCCAGACAATGGTGGTTTAACAAATACTGACTTAAATAAAATAGGCGTAACAAATATTCCAAATGTTCAATGGACAAATCCTCCTGGAATTAAGGGTATAAAAATTATCATGCCGTATGGTAATCATAGCGGCTCACATGGATATCATTTTGTAATTGTTGGTGATAAAGAAGTTCCAAGTAAACCGAAAATTTCACCAAAATCCTTTTCAAATGTAAGGAATGGTTCATGGAAAAAATTAGTAAATGGTGAATTTCTTTGGCATGATAGAAAAAGTGGAAATTATGCTTATAAATGGGATGGTATACATAAATATCCCGAACTTCAAGGTAGATACTTTTATCAATCATCATGTCATACACACAAAATAACAAAACCTCACAGAGACAACGTTATAAATAAACCTTTAAATATAAATATAAGTGGTATTGATAGTATTAGATTATTATTTTCCAAAGAAAAAGGCAGACAATTACCATTGATGACAAAAATAATGATAGAAATACCTATAGATGGTAATACAATAAAATTTCCATTAAGCGCATTAAATGTTTATAAAGAAAATTATAATAAATTAAATTATTTATATCGTAAAGGAAAAAGTAAGAGGGAGGGATTTTTTGGTTATAAAATACCTGTAAGTACATTAAATATTAATGGTACGTATAAATATAAAGATGGGCCTTTTCAAAACAGAATATTTAAATCATTTGGTACAAAAGAAATTCAAAATTATTATCAAATAAAATCTATAACAATTCAAAATGAAACAGAGGAAAGCGTATCATTTATAGATCGTTATGATAGTTTGTCATTAGAACAAAAGAATATCTTAAATCTAGAGAAGAAGAATTTTTTACTAATAAAAGATAAAATAAAAGAGCTGTTTGCTAAAGCGTGGAAAGCCATGAAAGAGGGAAATAGAACAGATCTCAAGATATTTGGGGCAGCAAAAAAGGTTGAGGAGGAAAAAAAAAAAGCTATAGAAAACAGAATTATCGCCAACAATATTCCATTAGATATGTTGAATGAAGATACTCAAATGTATGATTTACAAATAATGGATATTGTAAATCATTATGGATTAAGATTTGGAGGTGTTAATAGGGATGATGACAATTCAACAAAAGGATTATATGCATATACTTCAGGGCCAAAAAGTGGTAATGCATATTATAATCGTAGTAACTACAAAAAGAAGGAGATGGCAAATCTCAGTCAAGCAGAGAAAGCTCAAGGAAAAATAAGATTAAATTTGATAAAAATGCAATCGTTAGATGGATGGGGACATCCTACTGACAGGGATCCATACCTCTGGAAAAAAAAGGGTCAAACGAAACCAAGAAGATTAATATTGGGTGAAGGTGATTGTGACCGTCATTCAGATTGTTTGGGGGATTTAATTTGTAAACAGAATCCGCGTCAACCTAAATCTTGGGGAGGAGAAACAAAAGATGGTGGTATGATACATGGGACATTTTGGACTTATGAAAAACCAAATAAAAACGCTTATAAAGGAGGGAAAGATTATTGTATTATAGATCCACAACATTTAAAAAATAAGGATACCCCTACAAAAGCAAAATATATTAATGACATGGTATTACAATCAAAAGACTATATGCTTGGTACGTTAATGTCAGGAAGAGATGATAATTTAATGGCTCAACTTGAAGCTCGGCATGATGCGTCTATTGACACATTAAGTGCAGACGCTCACTGTAAAAAATTCCCAGATGAATGTGACAAGTTTGTTGGTTTTTCAAAAAATATTAAACCAGAATATGCTTTAGATTATGTTTATAACACTTGGTATAAAATAGATAAAAGTCTTAATAACACGGATAAGAAAAAATTATTAATTAGATATAATGAAATTAAAGATAACACAAAGAGAGAAAATGGATTAAAAGATTATTATACGAAAGAAAGGACAGCTTTAATAGAATTAATAGAAGAAATGAGAAAAGATTCTTTTTTAAATTCAATAGTAGGTTTAAATTTTAAAGAAGAAATAAAATTAAATTGTTTTTATAATAGAGTATTAGATGATATTGCAAAATGTAATGACTATTTAAAAGATAACAAAAATGAAATTAAAATAGAAAAAAAAATATTTTATAACAAACTTAGAAATATAAAAAAATATAAAGAAGATGTGTTTGAGTATTTTTATAGTTTATTTAATTATTTAGATACAATAAAACAACCAAAAACAGATAATATATATATAACACTTAACGAAATTGGTAAAGCAACCTGGCCGGGGGGTGAAAAATTTATAATTAATAGTAGGCATCAGATGTTTATGGTATTATGGTTTTATAATTATATGTCCTGTTTACATCATTGCTTTAAAAAAAATGCAACTGGTTTTGGTGGTTCATTAAATTTAAAAAATAGTGATAAAAGAATTGAATTATCAAAAGAAGCATGGGATGATGCAATTGCAGGGACAGATGTTGATAATATAATGAATCAAATAAAGAAGGGGATTGGAAATGTTGATAATGAATCATTAGAGAAAGTATGGCTTAAATATTTGAATAATAAATTAAAATTTAATTTTATTAAAAAAAAAAATTCAGCTGATGATTATGATAAATGTTTACAACATAAATCAGGTGAACAGTTGAAAGAATGCGTGAGAAATAAAGACACAGAATTATTTTATATTGACAAATATATTACAAAAAGACCACCGATAAGTAAAAATGAAATGTTTCTACATGCGAGATTTAACAACAAAATATTACCTACTACTATTAATACGACACCTAATTATGGTGGTTATTATACAGAAACAATAGAGAATGGGAAAAGAAAAGTAATGTATAATTGGAGTGGTAAAGATGATTTAAAACATCCCGGGATAGATGACAATGGTGACTTAAATGAATTAGATATTTCGGGAGCAAAAAAATTAATTATAATTCCGTATGGTATTGAAGGTTTAAATAAAATATGGACTAGTAAAACAAAACATGATGAAATGATTAATAAAGCTATGACTGAGATTATTTATAAAAATGAAGATGGAATTATTGATACTTGTAGAAAAAAAAGTGAAACAACCACAGTTGGATCAGAACCATTTCAAAATAAAAATATAAAGTTAAATAAAATGGAAAATATAATTAGATTTTTCAAAAATAAATTATTTGGAAAAAATATTGAAGGATGGTCAACTGCGAGTTCAACATTATTAAATAATACTACTAGAACTGCTAATCTAGGTGAAGGTACTGAAGGTGGCCCCGATTGGAATTTTAACTTGTTTAGTGACGATACAACCGATGAAACTAAATATGATATAACGACAGGTAAAGATTATTTAGGTTTGCCATTAAATAATGTGTCTTTTGATTTACATATAGGTGGAACCGACAACGCCGGAATTGCACCGCTTTCTTTTAGTCCTAGTCAAAAAAATATAAGAGGTTTTCAATTATATAATAATGGTGATAACCCTGATAATTTTTGGTTTTCTATAACATTTAATAATACTGCAAATAAAATTACTAATAATAATAATACTGATACTGATATATTTTTTAAAGCAATATTTGACACTATTGGAAAATTGAATATAAATAATAATGTGGGCATTATCAAAAAAATAACGAGTGATGGAAGTGAAGAATCCGAAGATTCCGATATGAAATGGAATGATAATGACACATTTAATCTATTAAAAAAATTAGCAGAAACTAGTGAAAATAGGGAACAATTGGATATAATAGTAGAAATTTTTATTAATAATAGAGGTGACTCTTTTTTAGTTTTGACAAATAACAAATTATATTGTGCAACTTCGACTGATGGACCTTTCGGAAAATGGAGGAAATATGTTGAGGAAAGGGGAAAAAATGAAAATGGTAAATTTTCCTTTTCCTCCAACGGGGATGAATTTGATGACATTATATGTACAAAACATTATAATAGAATTGGACTGATAAATTCTGTAATAGCTACAGATGCTGCTGCTGCTGCTATTTCAGAATATCCAAAATTTTATCAAAATTTATTTACTCCTGACCTTCCCGCTACTGACCAGGGCCTGGACTCTGGTTCCTCTGATTTTAAAATCGTCCAAAAAATAATGCAAAACAAATTAACGTCCGAAATTCATGCAACAGCCGATGTTAATCTAGACAACTACATATATGGTGATAGACAATTACTTATATTGCCAAAAGGATTTTTATATTTAGTATTTAAAGATGTTAAATGTCCCGGACATGGTAAAAAAGAAATAAATAAATTAAGATATTTTCGTGATAGTTTACTACAAGGACAAACAGCTTATTGTAAAAAAAAAACACAGGATAAAGATTGCAAATTGAATTATGCCCCTGATATGCCCAGCAACTTGCAAAATGCTCCATATTGTAGAATTGATATATCTAATTCTGAATTTAATGATAAAGGAAACGAGCCACTTGGAGATGGTACAAAATGGAAAAGATTTGGTCCAGCAAAATCATGTATTAATATTGGTCAAGAATCAAGTGATACAAATCATATTATGATAGATGAAGATGGAATGACAGGAAAATGTGTAAATATAGATCCAGAAAATAAAATTTACAGAGAATGTTATTTATTTAAAGATGGTTTATCAGAGTGCAATCCACAAGCAAAAAAAAGTGGAGATTGTTTATGTAAATTTGAAAAGAATGCAAATGGAGAATATAAAGGTAAACCCATTGTTGAAGATTCTCAATGTCTTGCAAATAATGATGAAGATTTAACATTAGAAGAATGTCGTGATTATGCTGAAATGAAAGGGGGTAATCTTACACAAAAATATTTTAATAAGCCTGATACTAGTCATGGATTCATTAAAGGTTGTCAAGTACATAAATCAGCTCCAGATAGCAATTCTAATAAGTTTATTTTTGTAAAACCAACAAAAAATTATGGACCACGTACATTAAGAAGAGATTGGAGCACAGCGGATAACGACGAAAGTAAACAATGGGAAAGCTATAGTAAAGATTACCAAAAAGTATGCAAAACTGAATATATAAGAGAAAAAAAATTAGCCATTGAAAGTGCTGTAGGACCTGAACAAACAGTTGATTTAACACAAGCATCTAGGAAAATTTCAATGCCGGGATTTGCAAATGCTGAAAATGTTTATTTAGTTTCGGATACAGATAAGAGCATAGCCGGTTTAAATTGTGATTCTAAAAAATCTTGGGATTCATGTTTTTTAGTAGGTTCAACAGAAAAAATGAATTCAGCAAAATCTATGGCAACAGATGCAGGATATTCAGAAATTAAATATGATTGGCAAAAAACAAATACAGAAGGATCTGAAACAGAAGCAGGAGCTGAAGGATTTGGTAATATGAGAAGATTTTTAGGATTTCGTGAAGGTATTAATAATATGAATGGTTCTTCCGGATGTTTAAAAAACTGCGCACCAGTTAGAACATTAAATAGTAATTGCGATGTTGATACTAAAGTTTCAAAATCGGTAGATGGTATTCAACGCTTTTTCAGAATGTGTCCACAAGAATGTTTGGGTCCACTAGATCCAAGATATCAAGATATTGATAAAGGTGGAACTATGAAAGATGATGGTACAAAAATTGAATATGATCCAGATGTTCATGGTTGTAGATATCCCTCACAATGCAAAGAAACTTGTGATAAAACAGCTGTTCAAGTGAAGCATATGTATGATGGTGAAATATGTGATCTTTCAATAAATAAATGTGATTTAATTGATTTAGAAAATAATTATACATCTTATAATGGTAAGATTGAAATCTATCATAATTCATATAAAGTAAGTTCTTTTAGTTTATCAAAAGATAATTTTGGTTATGATAAATATATAAATAATAGAGATGGTACAGATCCTACAACAAAAAGAAAAACTGCTATATTTCGTCATATTGAACATTTAAAGAAAAAAAGTGATTTAGAAATAGTAGGTTTTTGTTTCCAAAATCCTGAACTTGATAATGAAACATGGCCGACAAAAAATGAACAATTTAAATATAATAAAACACAAGGCAAGGTTGAAAACATTCAAAATGATGTTTTGCATATTATATTTTATAAAGCCAATGTTATTCCAACGATTAAAGCAGGTTCAGAAGCCGATGACACGATAACACCACTAGCAACTGAGCCCAATTGGAAAACATATATTCACAATAGAACATGGAAAAGTTATTGGGAAGATCCAAATCAATTAAGATCATTGCCAGCAACAGACGAATTAACAGAAAGGGAAATGTCTAGAATGCAAGGTTTAGATATGGGTATTTCAAATGCAGGATTTAAAAAAATACCCGAATATTGGAGTGTAGATAAAACAAAAGAAGCAAATTCAAGTACTATTTGCGAATGGTTAGATACAAAAATTAGAGCAGGGCAATTGGAAGATAAAGATGAATGTGGTCCCAAGTTCAAATCATTATGGGATTCAAAAACGCTTGGTATTGGTAAAACACCAACAAAAGGTTTAAATTTTGAGGAATTTGAACAAACATTCCATATGAAACAAAATTCAGATGCTGGATCACCATATACAGATATGTCAAATTCTTTAGATACAGGTGTAGCTGATGTATCGTTAGATGATTATTACCGAAGAAGATTATTGACAAGTAAAGTAGAAAATAGATTGGGTGGGTCTGAAAATGCTTATACTAAAACATATAAACCATTAAACCCTGATGGTACACCACAATTTTTCAATTCAGTTTGGGGACTTTTTCATTAAATATTTTAAATCATAATTATAAAATATTTAAGTTGCATGTAATAAACCACATCTACCTGATTGTATCATTAATACATTATACCTTTCTTCAAATATAACAAGATCATAAGTATAATCATAAAGACTCGCTAAATTTTTTCTGAAAGAAATTGGATTACCCGAAGTATCACATATATATTCTTCAATGGATCCTTGGTCACTAAATTTTGGTACTAATGTATTAAATTCAAAATTAATTGTTTTAAAACGATTTAAATTCATAGATCCATTGGGCTGATATTCACGTTTATTGCTATTTAATCCAAAACTATAGCAATATAAACCATCCTTTGCGTTTCCAGTAGTAGCATTATATTTTTCAATATAATTATAAATACCAGAATCAAATACACTTTCGCGATATACACCACCTAATACAATTCCCATATCTTGCAATATTTTTTCTTCAGTTTTATTGGGATTATCTGGGTCGGAATTTCCAGTAATAAAAGTTTGCCATCCCTTAGGATATTCTTCGAGAACTATACCGTATTCAAGCATTTTGGAAACATCAAAATATGTTAAAAAATGTGTAGGTATATTTAAATAAGGCTTATTTGTATAGTTATTCCATTCATTTCGTTTAAAAACATCATTTCGTCTAAATCGCCACATATAATTACTAACTAAATCTTTACTTTCTATTTCTACAATATTAGAACCTGTATTGTCATTGAATTTATGTATATGCACTTGTTTAAATAATATTTTATGGCTATTTTGTGCCATAACGCGTTGTTCTTCTTTATCTAAGAATATATATGTAGAAATTAAATGAATATCGGCGTCCCAATCAACAATATTAATATTATATCCATTACCCGAACTATCAACTATACTAGGTCTACATGCATCAACTTTTGTTGGAGGTTGTAAAAATCTCCAAATTTGATGTTCAGGTTCAATAGGATTTGGTTGTATTCGTGGCCCCAACCCATTACTATACATAGCTTTTCTTGTGTCATTAATTATATATAAATTTTTTATAGGTTCAAATGTAATACGTATATTAACTTCTTGATATTGTAATGCAACTAATGGTAAAGCTAATTTGCTAGAATCGCAAAAAAAAGCTTCAATGGGGATATATAATTTTCTTCCTTTAATACTAGGTTCTATGGGGTTTCCATTTTGATCAGATTGTGCATGTGGGTAAATATTATCTCTGCTTTCAGTATTTTCAGGTTCATATAAATCTTTTACATTTCCAGTCATTTTATTCCATAATTCTTTTTTCTCTTTACTAAAATCTCTTTCTTTTAAACATGATAAATATTCTCCAGAATATTTAGATAAAGTAACACCACCACTATGTATTTCTATTTCACGCAACATAAAAGCTCCCAACTCTCTTATCCATTTAAAATCATATGGAATAATATTATTACCATCATTTCCACGATTATGTGGATCACTCTCTAGATCAATATATAATAATGGACTCCAAATATCAGGTAATGTTACACAAACATATGTTTCATAAATTAAATCAGCATATCTAGGTATTTTAAAATCAAATACTGATGGTTTGCTCATATCTAATCTTCGTTGACCCTCATAATCTATTCTAAATTTTTGTAAACCAAAATTAGTATATTTATTATATGTAGCTTTAAAAAATGTTTTTTTAGGATTACCATTTAAAATAATATTTTCATTTCCTGTTGCATTCAAATTCATTAATCCACCAGTCATATTAAATTATATTATAACATATTATTTTAAATATTTATTTATAAAATTTAATAATATAAATATATATATCATGAGTAATGTTGGAAAAACAGCAAATAAATTAAAAGAAAAAACAGGTCAAACAATAAATGCTATGAAGAATGCTATGGATCAAGTCATGTCGGGCAATTGTTACCTAATAGTAGTTTATCTTGTTTGTATTATATTTCTTATTATTTTTTCTTATTCTATTTATTTACGAAGAGAAATGTCTAAAGGAGAAAGAACTATAAAAGAGATGAAAAACATTCAAGATTCTGATAAAAATCCCCTTTTACAAGCTTTGACGTTAGATGATTATAGAAAAGAAGGTGATAAACCGCAAACACTTTTTTCCATGATTGATTATTATGTTAAATCTAGTTTTAATAGTTGTTGTACAGGTCCCATTATCAATGGCCATGTATCTTTAGATGCTTTAAAATTTGTTATTAATCAAGGTATAAGATTTTTAGATTTTGAAATTTATTTAATAAAAGATAGGGCTGTTGTTGCAGTGGGGAGAGAGAATGTTTATATTAAAGATAGTTTAAATGAACTTAATTTAGCAGAAGTATTTGATACTATAAAGGTAAATGCATTAGAAAGTGCTAGTATTGAAAATAATACAGATCCATTAATATTGCATTTTAGAATTATGAGTAACAATAATAATATCTATACTATTTTAGCTCATACAATAAAAAAATATTTTAGTGATTATTTAGTTTCTTCGCAATATGGATTTTGTGGGGAAGTTATTGAATCAGCAGGTCAATCAGGTCGTGGTAGAAAATACACTGGTAATTCAAAGTCAAAATTTAAAAATAACATTCTATTTGCAGACTTAGTAAAGTTGAGACAAAAAGTTGTCATATTTGCATCAGGGCCAAAACATAACCCTAGATCTTATAAAGAAAACAGAGAATTTTACGAAATTATGAATGGTGGATTTAATGATGGTCATGTTTTACATAAAACAGATTATACTATTAATGAAGCTAGTGAGAAAACAACACAAGAAGAACATAAAAATCATTATTGTATTTCACTGCCCGATATTACATCTAAAGAAAATTCAAATGCACCGCTTCATTGGAAAAGAGGCACGCAAGCTATTATGATGAATTTTGGCGCGGGTTTTAATAAATCTAATATGGAATACTATAAAAAAATGTTTGCTAAAGAAAAGAGAGCATTTATATTAAAACCAAAACATTTACGAAGAAATCGTATATTTGCTGGTAAACCAATACCACAAGATCCCAGACTTAATCCTATCCAGAAGCATTGTAAATTGGATGATGGCGCAGGTGGATTCGTTGAAATTTCCGGTGTTCCCGGTGGTGCACCAACTTGCGAATAAATATTTTATTAATTTGAAAAATATTTATTTTATGAAGAATATATAACAATATGATTAAATGTGAAAAAAAATTAACATTTGAAGAATGTGAAATGACAGTGTTACGTTCTTCAATAGATAAAATTGATAAAAAAAAAGGTGAAAAAATGAATTCAAATCCTGAAATCATAAAGATTATAGATATTGTTGAAAAATTTATAAAGAAAAAAAGGTTAATTTGTTATGGTGGAACTGCTATAAATAATCTTTTACCAGAAGAAGACCAATTTTATAATAAAAGTGATTTTCCAGATTATGATTTTTTTTCTCCAACGCCATTAAAACATGCAAAAGAATTAGCAGATTTATATTATTCTAGTGGCTTTATTGAAGTTGAAGCTAAATCAGGTGTACATTCAGGTACATTTAAAGTATTTGTAAATTATTTACCAGTTGCAGATATTACATTTTTAAATGAAAAAATATTTAAAGCATTAAAAAAAAAATCAATAAAAAAAAAGAAAATTTATTATTCATCACCAAATTACTTACGAATGTCTATGTATTTAGAATTAAGTAGACCTGATGGTAATATAAGCAGATGGGAAAAGGTCTTAAAACGTTTGAATTTATTGAATAAACATTATCCATTAAAAAAAAATATTTGTAAAAATTATACATTTGAAAAATTATTACAATATGGGATGAAATCTAATCATAAGACAAATATAAGAAAAAATATTTTTCAAATTTTATTAAATTTTTTTATAACTCATAAATGTGTTTTATTTGGATTGTATGCTGGGAATTTATATTACAATACTTATAAAAAGAAAACAAAAGTCATACAAAAAATACCAGATTTTGATATTTTATACGAAGATCCGGATGAATTATCTACAATGTTAAAAAATAAATTAACGCAAAATGGCTTTGAAAATATTGATATAATTAAACATGAAAGTATAGATGATGTAATTCCAGAATATATTGATTTTAAATTAAATAATAAAACATTAGTGCATATTTTTAAGCCTATTGCTTGTCATAGTTATAATATTATTGAAATTAAAGAAAAAAAAATAAGAATAGCATCATTAGAAACTATTTTGAGTTTTTATTTAGCCTTTTTATTTTTAAAAGATACTAGTTATAAAATTAATCGTTTAATGTGTATGAGCTATTATTTATATAAAATGATGCGGCGTAGAAAACCTGATATGACTGGAATATTTAAGAGATTTAATATAAATTGTATAGGTAAACAATTAACTTTTGAAAAGATGAGATCTATTAAAGCAGAAAAATATAACGAACTAAGAAAAAGACGCAATACAACTGAATTTGAATGGTGGTTTTTGCGTTATATACCACATTTAAAAAATCAACAAAAATTATTAACAAATGGTAAGCGATCAAAAACAAGAAGAAAAAAGAGAAGAAAAAGAAGATCAACAACAATGAAAAAACGTAAATAAAATATTGTAATAATATATATGTCTCAAGAATATAGTGCTACAATTACATTAGATGATGGTAGAGAAGTAGAAGTTGAAAAAGCACATGCGGCTATTATGGCTGTTGCTCGTAGAAACTCTAAAAAAACACCTGTTATGAATTTAAATGTTAATTTTAACGGGGTAATGTTGTCTGGAAATGATATACTTAACATCATGGAAGCTTACGAACAAATTCCTTTAGACTCACACCAAAATATGCAACATCAAATGATGGAACGAGATTTGAAACGACAAGAAATTTTAAGAAAAAAAAGAGATATTGAAGAGCAAATTAATGAATTAAAAACGAGATTAAGTGAATTAAATACCACATTACAAAAATTGGGTTTTGGTCAACGTAGAAAAGGTAAAAAAGGTAAAAAAGGTAAAAGTAAAAAGGTAAAAAAGGGTAAAAAAGGTAAAAGTAAAAAAAAGGGTAAAAAAGGTGGGACGCGTAAAAGATAATTGTATAAAAAAATAATAAAGATTTTTTATTATTTTTAAGAATAAATGTCTGAGAGAAAAATAGTGCGCCCGGATTGGGATGATTATTTTAAAGAAATTGTTTTAGTAACAAAGAAAAGATCTGCATGTGAAAGACTTCAAGTGGGATGCTTACTTGTAAAAGATAATCGCATTATTAGCGCTGGATATAATGGATTTCTCCCTGGATGTCCACATAAATCAATTGTTCGTAATAATCACGAGCAGGCTACGATTCATGCTGAACAAAATGCTTTGGCCGATTGTGCAAAACGCGGTGTAAGTTGTTTAAAAGCAACTGCGTATATTACACATTACCCATGTATTATTTGTTGTCGTCTTTTATTAGCAGCAGAAATAAAGGAAATTAAATATATAGAAGATTATAAAAACGATGAATTAGTTGATGTATTTTGCAAACAATGTGATGTAAAAGTAACCAAGTTATAATTCACTTAAGTAACGAATAGATTTCATAATTAAATAATAAAACCCACCAAAAACTATTGTATTGAAGATAGAACCTTTAAGATTATAATCTTTATTTTTAAAGAAAAATAAAGGAAAGTTTTTTAACATTGATGATTTGAAAATAGGTAATTGAAAAATAAAAAACATTATCATTATTAAAAGTGGTGTTTGAATTTCATCATAAAAACTATCCATTTTATCCTTATATTGATTCTTTTTTTGATTGATGAGTGTTTCCATTGTTTCTTCATCTTGTATATAATTTGCTTTTTCTGCGGGAGGCGAGGGTACAAAATTAGGTCTAGCCGAATTATCATGCATAATATGTTCTGTCATCATTGGTATATCTCTACTTGGTAAATCCGTTGATCCCGTTTTAGAGGCATCTTGTAATCCTTGAATGATTTTATTAATAGAATCTTTTGATAGGTCTGCTAAATTTTGTGATTGTTGTGGAGATTGCTGCATTTGCTGTTGCTGCATTTGTTGCTGCATCTGTTGTTGCTGCATCTGCTGTTGAGGTTGTGCAATATTTGAAGCCTTATCTTTTACTTCTAAAGAAACTTCTTCCGAGATTTTATTTAATTCATTTGGCAAAGAAGAAATACTAGTTGACATATAAAAACTTATAAGATTGGATAAATAGAAAATTTACGCAAATTCAACAACTTTTTTATTTGTATTTTTACAACTCGCAGCACTTTCTTGATATTTATAACATTTATTATCAAATTTAAATGTTTTATCTTTTATTTCTTTTAATTCTGGGGCTTTAAAAACCATACAATTTCTCTCATTACAAACTTTTCTAAATAAAGTTGCCAATCCCAATCCCAAAAGAATAGAAATAACAACCTTTCCAAATTTACTATAGATTAGTCGTCTCACAAACATAATATAATATATAATAATATAAAATACTTCAGTAAAAATAGTTTATATTTATTGAACTGTATAACTCTCAATATCATCAGGATTAGATGGACAATCTACTTCTTTAGCTGAAAATTGAAAGCAATTATCACTTTTATCTTTAAAAATGAGTTCATCTACATTATCTGGCGTTGGAAATACAAAAATTGTTCTTGTTGGTGGATTTGTTATATATGTTAAAAATAGTCCAAATGATAAACTCAATATAAAAACTGGAATACTTACAAATTTCATATAATTATTATTTAGATTTTATTATGTGAATTGTATATATAATGATAACAACTATTTCGGACAAAATATTAAATTTTGTTAAGTTAGATGAAATACGAATTCAAAAATTACTTCATATGTCACAAATTACATTTTTTGGTTTATTTATATCGTTATTAATTGCCCCATATTTTAATAAGTATTCTTTTAATTTAAATAAAAATGATGGAATTTTAATTATATTTTTAAAAACATCATTAGAATTAATAATGTTAGTAATACTTTTATATTATATAAGAAAACTAACAAAAATACCACCTTTAATATTTAAATTTTCAAAAAAATACAATGAATTTCATAAATCTTCAGATGGTGAGAATTTGGTTGGAAATACTATTGCCATGGCCATTGTATTTATGAATTTTGTCGGTAAAATGAAGGAAAAAATAATTTATTTGGGAAAATGTGTAAACAATAATTAATGTTTAAAATAGTGTTTGAATAACGGAATATAATTGAATAATGAATTTTTGCATGTTTTTTTTATATTTTCTCGCACTATATTTGGTAAATCATAGAATGTATGAATGGCATTGTCTTTATATTTTATTAATTTATAATGATTACCAGTATGATTTACGATAATAAAATATTTTGGATTAAATTCTCCTCTTTTTTGAATAGCTTGTAAAATACTTGTACCACATAATATAACATCATTATTTCCTTGATTAAATCTTTCTTCAGAAATAATAATCATTTTAATATTAAAAACAGCTTCTAATATACTAATGGCTGTTTCATCTGCCCAATATTCAGAAGAATTAATTATTTTCAAATAATCTTTAAATGATTTAATGGTTTTCATGAATTTTTTTGTATCATATATATCTTTTGATAATTGAAATGCTTTTGTTAATCTAATTTTTTCTATTTTTAATTCTTGAAGTTTTTTATCCAATGTATCTCTTTTTTTCCCTATACTCACAACTTTTTTCCTATCATCTTTTTTCAATGAAGCTTCTCTTAATAACTCTGAAATATTATTTTCCAATTCACCAATAGATTTTTTATTAGCAATATATTCTTTTTTATATTCTCTTAGCGCGGACAATGTTTCTTTATATAATTGTTTATTTGTATTATAAATTTCTTTAGTTAATTTTTTTGATAATATATTTCGCAATGTAGCAACATTCACAACGATACCAATTGTTTTGAAAGCTTCTCGGATAGTTGCAAAAAAGCAATCGCCATTTGATTCTACATCTTGTATTAAGAAATTAGAATTATTATAAAAACCCTGCAACCAATTTTCATCACTACCTCCTTTATAACTTTTAATATCTTCTAAATATTGTTTTGAAGATGTTAACAATAATGATTTGTTTAATTTTTTTTCACCATTTGTTTTAATTGTTACAATATTGGGTATTTCTGATACGTCATCATATATTTTTTCACCAGTATCTTTTTCTCCAGATTCTTCTGGTATCATACTCAATGGTCCTGCTGCGGAAGCGCTTACACCAATATCTCCAGGTGTGTTTTTCCCTCTTTTAGATTCACCCATTTTAGATTCACCAGATTGATTCTGTGATGGATGTTTTGAAGAACTCATTGGATCCTTTTTTTTAGTTTTTGATGTTTGTAATGTCAATTTATTAAATTCTTCTTCTTCAACGCTAAATTTTTGTAAAAATTGTCCTTTGCTAGTAGCATTTATAAGATAATCAGCATCAACATAATTAAAAAGAAGAGGTCCTTCTAATAATGAAATGTTTATATCACCGCTTTTATCTAATAGAATGGATAATTCATTTTTATAAAATTCAAAATATCCAATTCTTTCTACGTCCGTTTTTTTTATAATTAAATAAACAGGACAATAATAAATTTGTTTATCAATGAATGTATCAATTAATTCGCCTAAACAAATTGCCATTTTAACACCAAATAATTCAACATCATATACAGCTACTTCATTCCCAATGTCATTTTTTGCAACTTTTTTATTTTGTATAAATTGTACATCATCATGCAATATTGATTGCAACATTTATATACTATATAAATTAATTAAATATTATATATTTACTCATTATTTCATCATTTTCTAATTCTGAAATATAAAACCATAATGTTTTTCGTCGTTCAACAAAAAATTCATTTTCTTCAGTTGTTTCAAAATTGACAATATCATTGATTAAACCAGATTTTCTCTTTTTTCTTTTTGAAATTCCATAATAATCGGCAATTTTTTCAAGATCTACTTTTCTGAAATTAATATCATAAAATACTTTCAATGCCGATATCATGGATTTTTTTTCATTTTTATTTTTTTCTTCTAATGAAGAATCAACCAAATGTACTATTTCATTATAATCAAACTCAGTGACAGAGGTATTATCTTTAATTTTGCAATTAATATTCATCGTAAATAAATATAATTATAAGGTTTTATATTTATTTAAAAAATATTTATTCATCATTTTCATCTAGTTCATAATCATCAATATCAAATTCTTCAAATATATCCAATAATTTGAATTTTATTTTTTTACTAGTATTATTTTTATTTATTTTATTATAAAATTCAATCAGTTTTTCTTGAATAATATCAAATAATGGTTCATTTAATAATACATCTCCCAATTCTTTAATAATAATATTAATATTTTCAAAAATTTCTTCTGTTAAATTTTTTTCTTTTGATTCATAAATCAAACAAAACATCTTATCTACTAAAATTTGGATTTCATCATTACCTAGAATATCATATTTATATAATTCTGTATAAAAAGAAAGCAACGAACGTCTCTTTTCATTTTCCTTATTAATTTCACAAAAAGTATCATACTCTTCTTCATTTCCAAAACGAATATTATCAAATATATTTAGAAGAATTTTAAAATGTGTAAGACAAATATCTCTCATTTTTGGAAAATGATCAATAAGCTTATTAAATAATTTAGCATATAATTTTACCCAAAATTTATTAACACTGCTAATATCAAATATTGATTTACCGAAATCCATCAATATCATGTCATTTTGAGTATAAATAAAATGTTTAATATTTGTAATGATTTCATCTGAAATTTCATTATAATTATTATTTGTTAATTTATTCAATAATTCTCTAATTTTATCTTGATTAATAATATTTTCATCATTTTTTACAACAAAAGATGTTTTTACAAAATTTTTTGAATATTTCTGTTCTTGTTTTTTCTTTTTAAAAACAGGAGTTTTTCTATATGTTGGCGCACCTACCTTTTTTGATATATTATTGATGATTTGAATACTTGCATTATTTAATTCAGGAATATTATAATTATTTTTAATATGTTCAAATTCAGTTAATGTATACTTAATTGATGATTTATTCATAATATAATGTTATTAATAAGAATGGTTTAAATCATTTTTAATATATTTTTTTTTTAAAGTTTAATAAATATACTTAAACATAAAAATAATGTATTATTATGATGAGTATGGCAACCGAACAAACAAAAGAAAAGAATTATGAAATACAAAGTTGGGAAGACGAAAAGTTAAATTTAAAAGATGATTTATTGAGAGGTATTTATGCTTATGGCTTTGAACAACCGAGTTCAATCCAAAAGAAAGCAATTTTTCCATTTGTATATGGAGTTAATGGAAAAAGTAAAGATATTATTGCACAAGCACAATCTGGTACTGGAAAAACGGGTACATTTGTTATTGGTGCTTTGCAATTGTTAAATGAAAAGTCAAATAAACCACAAGTTTTAATTCTTGCACCGACGCATGAATTAGCCAGACAAATTAAATCAGTTGTTGATCAATTAGGAATGTATATGAAAATTAAATCTTTATTGCTTGTTGGTGGTATTTCTATTGATGAAAATAAGAAAAAGTTAAATAATGATAATCCTCAAATTATTGTAGGTACACCGGGTCGTGTACAAGATATGATCCGTAGGGGTTTTTTACAAACGAATAGCTTATCTTTACTTATTTTAGATGAAGCAGATGAAATGTTATCAAGTGGTTTTAAAGAACAAATGGCAAAAATTTTACAGCATATGCCAAACACAATTAAAATTGGACTTTTCAGTGCAACTTTATCAGATGAATTAATGAGTGTTACAAATTCATTTATGGAACATCCTATTAAGATTTTAGTTAAAAATAATGAACTAACACTCCAAGGAATTGCACAATATTATGTTAATTTAAATGATGATAGTGAAAAATATGATACTTTGAAAGATATATTTTCTACGCTTACAATATCCCAATCAATTATTTATTGTAATAGTACCAGACGTGTTGATGATTTGGAAGAAGCAATGTTAGAAGATAATTTCCCAGTAAAAAAAATTCATGGTAAAATGACAGGTGAAGAAAGAAAGAAAACGAATGCTGAATTTAAGAGTGGGAGTTGTCGTGTATTAATTACATCTGATTTATTTGCTCGTGGTATTGATGTTCAACAAGTGAGTATGGTGATTAATTTTGATATACCAAAAAGTGAACATACATATTTACACAGAATCGGGCGAAGTGGGCGATGGGGGAGAAAAGGTATAGCAATTAGTTTTCAAACTAAATATGATGTGAATAAATTGACTCATTTCCAAGAATATTATAATACAGTTATAGAAGAAATGCCGGCAAATTATGCCGATCATTTAAATGTTTAAATGTTTAAATATTTGCGTTAATAATATTTTAAAAATTTATATTTAAATTTCATTAAAGGTATGAAATTTAAATTTCCAATTGAGTATTTAAAAGAAAAATATGATATAGGTGAAAATTTAAAAACTGATTTAGAATTATTAGAAACGACAGATTCAAATAATAAATCAATGTATGAATTATTAATGAAACCGGAAACGGAAATTGGTAAAAAACATTTGGTACGATGGTCTAAGTATTATACAACAAATATTGATTATTTAAAAGAAACACAAGAAATATTTAAAGATATATCTAATATTCAATTTGATAAAAAAATAATAGATGATACATATCTAGCATGGAATAATATTCGCAATGATGATAATTTTATTAATAAATATCAATATATTGGTTGGGGTAAAATTAAATTTCTCAATTATTCATTAATTTTTATGCATATTTTAAGTCTTTATAATTTATCTTCACCTGTAATAAATTTATTATCCCCATTTGCATTATTTTTAGTACCTTATTTTATTTTAAAAGGTATGCGGGTGCCTATTACATGGCCTGTTTATAAAAAACTTTTAATTGTTCAAATGAAAAATCACGCCATTGGTCAATTATTTACTTCATTTCATAAAGTTAAACCAAATCAAAAATTATATTTAATATTTTGTGCGGGAATGTATGTATATAACTTTTATCAGAATATTCTTTCATGTTATCGTTTTTATTTAAATTCCTATTTTATCACGCAAAAATTTGAATTATTGAGACAATATTTAAATTATACTATAGAAAAAATGAAAAATTATGAAAATATTATAAAAAAATATAATAATTATGAAGAATTCTATAAAGATTTAAAAATGAATAGAGAAAAATTAGAAGAATTTTTACTTACAATTAAAAATATCCCAAAAAAATGTATGAATATTAAAAATTTATTTCAAATAGGTAAAATAATGAAATACTTTTATAGAATATATGATGAAGAAGGATTAAATCATGTTTTGCAATATTCCTTTGAATTTAATGGATATATTGATAATTTAAAAGGTTTGGAAAAAAATAAAAAACAATTAAATTTTGTTAAATTTAAAAAAAATAATAAAGCCATGTTAAAAATGAAAAATGTGTATCATCCATCATTAGAAAAACCTGTGAAAAATTCAATAAGTTTTAAAAAAAATAAAATTATTACGGGACCAAATGCTGCTGGTAAAACAACTATTTTAAAAGCAACATTATTAAATACTATTTTTAGTCAACAAATTGGTATGGGCTATTTTAAATCATGCGATATTTCGCCATTTCATTATATACATTGTTATATTAACATACCCGATACGTGTGGTAGAGATAGTTTATTTCAGGGAGAAGCGAGACGATGTAAAGATATTTTGGATATTATACATAAATATCCAGATAAAAAACATTTTTGTGTATTTGATGAACTTTATTCTGGTACAAATCCATATGAAGCGATAAGTGCAGCATATGGTTATTTGAAATATATTATTAAAAATAAAAATGTTAAATTTTTATTAACAACGCATTTTATTAATTTATGTAAGCTTTTAGAAAAAGAAAAAAATATTGAAAATTGTTCAATGAAAACCGATATTATAGATGATATTCCCAATTATCATTATAAAATTATTAAGGGTATTTCTAATGTTAAAGGTGGTATAACAGTATTGAAGGAACTAGGATACCCTGATGATATAATAAATGATTCTAGAGAAATAATAAATAAATTAAATTAATTGTTTCGTTTAAATATTAAAAGAATAATCTTAAAAATAATTAATATGAATCCAAGATTATTGATGATTGTTTTAGCTACAATTTTACTTAGTAGTATTTTATTATTTATTTACTTTAAAACAAGGATAGGAAATTTAGAAAGAAAATTAGAAATTGTTTTTAACCTTGTTCAGTCCCATGCAAAAGAAAATTCAATGCAAAATAATTTAAATATTCCACAACAACAATTTATTCCGCGTGATATGTTTGAAGAAAGTAATAGAGTGAACCTAATAGATGTTTCTGATGATGAAAATACCGACGATGATAGTGATTCGGAGGAAAATGAAACAGATGATGATGATCAAATATCTATTCAAAATAATGTTGATAGCGAAGAAATAAAAAAAATTGCATTAACATTAGAAGGAAATGATAATGATTTAGACATAGCAGAAGAAATTATTGTTCAAAAAGGTATGTTTCAATTAAGTGATAATAATATTAGTAGTGTGATAGCGGAACATATGAAATCAAACACAGCAAATGACTATAATGATGATAACGATGATAATGATGATAATGATGAGGATGAGGATGAGGATAATGATGATAATGATGAGGATGAGGATGATGATAATGATGAGGATGATAATGATGATAATGATGATGATGAGGATGATGATGAGGATGATGACGACGATATTGAAGAAAAAAAAGATAATAATCAAAATTTATTTTCATTAAAAGTACCCCAATTAAAAGAATTGTGTAAATCAAATGGTTTTAAAGGATATAAAAAATTAAAAAAGGCAGAATTAATAAATTTATTGCAGAATTAATATTCAGAATAAAATATATTAAATTAATATTTTAAATAATAATTTAATATTATAAGTATATAAATGAGTTGGGGAACCTGCTATTCCGGATCAAATAATATTCATACAGAAAAACCTCCTTTAATGAGTGATTCAAGACTTTTTACCAATGTAAATCCAGCATGTGATTTAAATGATAAATTAAAAGTTTCAGCTGGTGCTAAAAGTAATTACCAATATAGACAATATTTAATTAAAAGTGGAAAAACAATTATGCAAAATAATACTGTGAATGCTTGCGATGAAAGTTCAGAATGTGTTAAACAATCAAATGAATTAAATAATAATAATAAGTATTTATTTAAAAGTATGAGCGATAAACACATACCTTATGGATACCAAGATTCTGATTTAAAAAAATTATATATATCTCGCGCTTCTTTACAGAGTAAATATGTAACACCTATTGTTACGCAAGATGATTTGTTAAGAATGCAAAGTTTAGCGAAACATTAAATATTTTATAAGTATTTAAATATTTATAAAATATAAATATAATGAAAATTTTAAGCTTTGATGTTGGAATTAAAAATTTAGCTTATTGCTATATGAACTATGAAAATTCTCTCATAGACATTATTGAATGGGATGTGATTGATTTATGTAGAGAAAAACATTGGGTTTGCAAACATATAAAAAAGAAAGATAAATCTGTTTGCAATAAACAAGCAAAGTATTACAAAAATAATAAATATTATTGTAAAGTTCATGCAAAAAATAAAGAATTTTTAATTCCAACTGAAGAAATATTAACTATAAAAAAAAAAATAAAAAAAAATAAGATAAGTTTAAAACTATTGAGAGAATTTTCAATAAAACATGGAATATATGAAGATTTAACACCAAAAACAATTTCAAAAAAAATATCAAAAGAAGAATTGATAACAAATGTTGAATATTATATTGAAAAAAAATATTTTAATTATATTGAAAAAATGAATACAAATACATTAAATATGATAGATTGTGGTAAACTTTTAAAAAAACATTTAGATAAATATTTTAATAATAAAGAAATAGATAAAATTATTATAGAAAATCAAATAGGACCACTAGCATTAAGAATGAAAATGATACAAGGCATGATAACTCAACATTTTATAGAAAATGATAATAGTAATATAGAATTTATTAATGCATCAAATAAATTAAAAGAATTTATAAAAAATAAAAAAACATCTTATAATGAAAGAAAAAAAATGGGTATTGAAATAACAAAAAAATATATAGAAGAACATGAATTAATGAATAAATGGAAAGAAATATTTATAAAACATAAAAAAAAAGATGATTTAGCCGATTCATTTTTGCAAGCTTTATGGTATATAAAAAATGCAATTCATTAAAGATAAATATTTTAGAAATATTAAAATATTTATTATGCGTCTTACTTAAAATTATATGTTCTATATTAATCATAAGATGAATCTGAA